CTATTATGTCTGAACTTTCAAATTGGGGAGATTATGAACTTACTAAAAATTCACCGGAGTATGCATTTGTAGTAGAATATGTACAAAGAAGAAACGAAGTTCTTGATGTATTTCTTAATAATGGAAACTACACATACACTAACAGGTATGGGCAAAGTGAAACATTAAGAATTAGAGGTTCTTCAAGAAGTAATCCAGTGTTAAGTGGTAGTAGCGATGACTACTTAGAAGCACAGGAAGTAATGAGATTTATATGGGAGGACATCGTGGCTAAGAGTGAAGGTACAAACTTTAGACAATTAGCTAATGAAGTATTGTTTTACGAAATAAGCCCAGTAAACCCAACAAATATAAAGGATAGATAATGGACCCGGATAACGAAGAAAATAATATATTAGACCTGGAAGAAGGTAGCGGTGATGACACTGGTATAGATGTTGCTGATTTTAGTGAAGGTGGGATAGGTTCACAATCTATAGGAAGTATAATAGCTTATTATCTTCAACAAGCTGCATATGAATATGATATCGCAAAAATAAATGAAAAAGGCACATCAGTTGATGCTAATACTCAAACTTTTAATTTAAACCAAATATTTCAAAACGCTGATTTACGAGGCATATTTAGTGATGAAACAATAGCTTTATACAATGATGTCACAACAAATCTAAACATAGATAAATTAACAGAGTTAGTAATAAAAGCTGATGCAGAAATTAGAAGTGCTGAACCGGTAATTGATAGACCGACTGAAGGTTCTGTTAAAGGTGCAACATCATATGTATTTCAAAAACCAGGATTTTTTGGACAGGGTACACAAACAAATACACAAGACATAATAGATGAAATAAACAAAACTCTTAACAGTGTTGATTACACAAGTGCTAGAGAAACAGAAGAGAGATTACAAAAACAATCTGATGCTGGAGAATATATACCGGACCCAGCAGGTACTTATAGGTCAACTCATCCAGCGTGGGGATATACAACCGATAAAGATGGAATGGTTCAGTCTAAAACTGAAACTGACCCTACTACTGGAGAGCCTACAGAGTATGATGCACCATTCCCAAAAGGTGCAGAGTATAGAAACTTTATTGATATGGACCCAAGTGAAATATTTATATTAAAACAACGAATGGTTAGAGCAGGACACGATGCAGGACCACCAGCAGAATTTGGCCAGTGGACAGATAAAGATGCTGCTTTTATGGCCCAAATATTTATCAAAGCAACTGATACTGGTAACTGGGAAAAAGATATGGCTGCTGGTATTGCTATGTATGAAACTACTCTTACAGAACAAGAAGCAGTATATAACGAAACAAAAAACTTTAGTGAAATGTATCAGGATTTCATAAACCTTGAACAACAAGTTAAAGCAAATCCAACACAAATTAAAGAACTTATGGACCAAGTAGGTGCGTTAATGGGTATTAATTTTACTGATGCAGATTATGTAGATTTCGCAGAAGATATAAATAAAAGTTTAGCCGAAGCATCTGCATCTCAAAAGGCATACGAAGATAGCTTAATAACAGATAGAGATATTATCTTAGGGACTACATTGGGAGATAGTTATAGAGCAGAACCAGGTGAAGGTTATGTCAAACTAGCATTACCTAATAGCCGGCTACCTTTAATTGTTCCTGGATACGAAGTCTTAATGCAAGGCAAAGGTGAGATACCACAACCTAAAAGTGCTATAGATACCATACAAGAAAATTTATTAGCAAGACCGGAGATACAAGGAGAGATAGCATCGGTAGAGAATTTACAACAAATACAATATGGTACTAACTTTTTTGAAGCATCAATGGGCCAAATTGGAATGGGAGATGATACATAATGGAAGAAAATAATACAACACCATTTGGTGGACTGGACTGGTATAAAGCTAAGACTGTTGAAGAGATGCGTGCAGATTTAGTAAGTATGGCCCAAGGTAATTACTTTGATAATGAAACAGAATATGTGTTTAAAGCAAGTGGTGACATTGTTATTAGAACTGGTGAAGAACTTAATGACCAAGCACCGGAAGGACCAGGACCGGAAGAATATCAACAAATGAACAATGAACAAATAGTTCAACAATATGTATCAAGAATTAAAATGTATCCACCATTAGTGTCAATAGAAGACCAAGAAGGTTTTGCTGAAGCGTACTTACCTGCATTAGAGAATATGAATAATGTTGCAAGTGTATTTGGTAATGATGTTCAGTATGGAGATGGTATGACAATGGCTTCAGAAATACAGACAGGTGCAATAACAGATTATATTGCTACAGGATTTGAAAGTATTCAAGAGTTTTATGACTGGTATCTAAGTGATGTTGCACCTCATCAAGCAGTATTACAACCAGGACAAACACAAGCAGAAGACTTTAGTATTGTTGATGAAGGTTTTTATGATGAGAAGAAAAATTTAACTGATGAATTTCCAATGTCTGAACCATTTGTGGACCCAATGACCACTCCAAACACTAGATTTGTTAGAAGCCCGGCAACACAAACTGATAACTCTTTGTTTAAACAGCCAGCTAAGAACTACTATGGACTGCTTAAATTGATTACCAACATACAAGAGGGTGCTGAAGATTTTGTAAAATATAAAGATAGACTTAAAGCAGGTGCATTTGAAGGTATGGGACCTACAAAAGAAGCATTAGCTAGAGCAGGTAGGCTAGAAAGTGAACCACCTAATACTGTATTTCCACAAAACGAAGAAGCTAAGTCTTTACTAGAGATGGTTAAAGAGATACAAGGTGGTAACCAAATTGCAGATTAAAAAGAAAACTGTTGAAGAAATAGCTGAAGAACTTAAACAAGCCAAGGAACAATTTAAAAAAACTAAAGAGAAATAATGTCAGTTGAATTAGGTAATAGAGAAGTTCAAATGATAACTGATGCTATAAAATCAGTTGTTGATGATGCTATAAAATTTGGTAATCCCGAAAATTTTAAAATGCCTGATGGCTCTTATATGAAAAACGCAGAGGACTGGCGTACAGGTATTATTTCTAGTCTTATACAAGGAACTCCAGGAGATACTTACGCATCACATACAGGAGTATTGTATAATTACACTAACAAAATAGATAGCAATATAAAAAATGTAAGACTTGAAACTCTTATTAATTACGCATTTGATACCTTTTTAGCATTTGAAGAAACAGAAATGTTAGATAAATTAGCATCACCGGATTTTTTGTGGACTGGATTTCAGGAAACGAGTGAGGCTATTTACGATATTGCAATGGAGTTGACTAATGATTTTGATTTAGAGATACCTTCAGTTAGTGCTGATAACTGGGATATAAAAACATTATTAATAGAAACAAGTGAAGCACTTTTGGATAGCGACATAAAAGAAGGGGATTTAACAAGCAGTCTTGAATTACGAATAAGAGTTTTAGATGACATACGAATTAACGAGTTATACCAAATGTATGGTACATTCCCATCTACTGAAGGTGTAAGACCATTTATAGTACAGCTTACGGAGTTGTATGACCAAGTAGATAATTTAGATGATGATGGTATTTTAGAAATTATAGATGCGTTAGAAAATTTATATATTGAAAATGACCCAGGATTTACTTTAAAAGAAATTAATCCAGGTGGTAAAGGCAGACCATCTATTCAACAAATAGTAAAAAATCAAATACAACATTATTTTCAAGAGATGACAGATTTACAAGAAAGATATATAAAATTTAAGAACACACCATCAACAGTTTTTCAATCAGTACACGATGAAAATGTTGAAAGAATGTTTTATAATATGGGACAAATAGTGGACCCAATGAGAGATGCATTTGGTGATATGCTATTTAGCACTAAAGAACCCGCACAGTTTACTAGCAGCTTTTCAGTTTTTCAGGGGACAGATGCAGAATTACCATATCAAATTGGTAAAACATATATGAATAGGTTCCAGGAAATAGCAGGTAAAAAAGCATACGATATAACTACTGACCCAAACTATGCTAAAGATTTCAGTGTATCTAAAAACTTAACTGCTGGTGAATTTTTAGCTGATTATGTAAGTATGAATATATACGGAAATCGTATTGATGATGATATGCGAGAAAAATTAAGTCGTATAAGTATTAATGATGCAAACGCAGATGTACCATACGACCCACGATATATAACTCCCGAACAATTAGTACAAGATGTAGATAAAGCCATATCTAATTCAGATGGTGTAGAAAATCTAAACAAAGCTAAAAAGATTATGGATAAAAACCCTGGTGTATTTAAAAAAGTATTTAGTGTGTTAGAAAAACTAGACATCGGGGACCAAGTAATTACTAAAGCAGTGCTACCTGCATTAGGAAGAATAGGTGTAGCTGGTGCAACTGGACCACTTGCTTTAGCTTATGCAGGATATGAAACCGCATTACTACTAGGAGATATAGCAAATTCTATTTATCAAGCACAAACAACTGATGAAGGTTTTTGGGATAACTTTGGTGAAGTAAGTGATAAGTATTCTATTGCATACAAAATAAGCAAACCAGTGTATGATATAATACTAGGAAACCTATCTACAGTATTAGAACAGGAGGATGAGGAATTTATTCCACAATACATCTATGACAGTTGAAGAAGAAGAAAAGCAAGGATTATTAACTAACCAGTTTGTATTCCAACCGGAAGAAATTATAGAAATAGATGGTGTAGTGTATGCAGTTTATTTTGATACAGGTGAAGAACTAGGTGACTTCCCTATCCTAGCTAAAGTTGACAATGCTAATTTTGTGACAGTAGGTGTAGAGCCAATATCACTAGATATGGAAAGTTTTGCACTGCGATATGGTTATGTATTTAGAGGACACGAAGATTTATTAGTTAGTGAAATACTAACAGGTGAAGATGAAAAGGACTACAAAGGTGTATTTGATGTAGTAGAGGCACAGTTTGAAGCTAAAGCCAAGGATGAAGGAATGAGTTGGTTGTTAGATACAGATGTTCAAGCTGCATTTTTAGCTGCTTCTCTAACTGGTACACCAATATCTACTGATGATTTAGAAGGTACACAATGGTATGAAAACTCTACAGAAGGTGAAAGAAACTTTATGTTGCAGTATTATTCAGACCCGGACAAGGTTGCTAAAGACATAGGAACTAATATGGCCAACATTAAAGAAGGAATTGTAGCTAGAAATATGACTGGACCAGTAAATGAACTAGCAAAAACAATAGCTATGATGGTGACAACAGGCCAAATACTACCGGATGAAGTAGATACATATTTAGATTACATTGATGACAGTGCATATTTAGATTTACTAGGTGGTAAAGAACTACTACCCGAAGGCTTACAAGATTTTGTAGGGAAGTTTACTGGTGTCAATACAGGACAATCAACTGCTAAAGGTTTCATTGTAGATACATTGGGTATGGGTGCATACGAAGCTATGGTTAGTAACAATTCATTTTATAAGATAGCCGCAAGAGTTAGAGCGGGAGATATAGAAGGTGTAAAGAATGAACTACAAATGCAACACGATGTACTTTATCCAATGTTTAAAGGTTCTAACTACGCTACTTGGAATGGATACTACTCAAATAGAGCATCTAAACTTATCAATGGAACTACGGGTGGACAGCTAGTTAAGTTAACACAAAGTCAACAAGACACTATAGATGATTTAATTGTTAAAGCTAATGGAGATTATATGAAGTTTGATGAAGAAGTAAGAACAAGTTTTATTGACAGCCCAGGAGTTAAAAATAAATTCTTAGATGATTTAGCATCAAGAGTACCTCAAGCATTTAGTGGAGTATTTTAATGCCTTTATATAAAGACCCAAGAACAGGAAAAACAAAAGAATTTGATACTGCCTCTGAAGCTGCTGGTGAAGGATATTTTGAGGAAGTAAAATTAGAGGACCAAGTTGACCCGGCTGTTATTGATGCAGTTAACAATGCTGGTGTTCCTGGATTAGAAGATGGTGAAGAAATAATTATTAATCCTGGACCATCACAAGCAGAAGAAGAGTTAGCAAATGCTGAAGAAAAAGCATTAGAAATAATAAACTCATTTTTAAGTGCGTGGGAAGGTTCAAATATTTACACTGGTAGTGATACTACACCGGAGTTTGAAGAAGAAACAGAAACATACACACCTACAAAAGATGATGCAGCTGCATTATATCCATACTTCCCTTCTAATATTCTTGATGGATTAATAGCTAAGTGGACAGAAACAGGAAGTATTGATATTGCACTTGCAACAGTAAGAGGTAGTGATGAGTATGCTAAAGCATTCCCTGGTATAAGAAGAGAAGATGGAACTCTTCGTATGACAGAGATACAATACCTAGAATTAAAAGATGGTATGAAAGATGCATTAAGAACATACAACTTAAATCCCGATATATTTGCAGATGAAATAACATCAGCAATAAGCGGTGATGTGGATATACAAGAATTTAAAGCAAGACTAGAGTTTGGTTATGAACAGTTAGTAAACAACAAAGAACAAGTACTAGAAATATTTAACGAACAATATGGTTATGCAATAGATGAAACTTCTTTATTTGCTATGTTTATTAGCCCAACAATATCTACAGCAGTTTTAGAAAATCAAATACTTACATCTCAAATACTTGCAGAAGCAGAAATAGCTACAGTATCAGTAGGACTTACAACAGCAGAAAAATTTGTAGAAGCTGATGTATCACAGAGAGATGCAGCTAAAGTATTTGCTAGAACAGATGAGTTGTCGGGCCTTACAGGTGCAGCCGCAGGTAGAGGTACTACCATTACTGAAGAACAAATTGCACTAGGAGTAGCTGGATTATCACCACAAGAATTAGGATTAGTTAAACGAGTAGCAGCACAAGAAGCAAGCGAAAGTGCTATACAGACAGGTGCATCAACAACCCAAGATGGGAAAGTTGTTGGATTAGTTGCTGAATAACTACCTGTTTAAACAACTTGTGTTATAATTAATACGACACCCTACTAAGGTCGGGTGGTTAAAATAGACCTAGAACGAAAACTGTCTTGATGCCTACATACAAGACACGATAAAAAAATAATATGTAGTAGTTCAGCCGATGACATAAATGCGGCTCGTAAAAATATTATTTATAGGAGAGGACAGCAATGTCACAAAACGAAGAAGCAAGCGTAGAAACCAATACTGGTGAAGATAAAAACTGGAAGGCAATTCGTGAGGAAAATAAAACCCTTAAAGAAGAACTGATAAAGTATCAAGGCCAGGAACGAGATGAGTTGTTTAAACAAGTAGGTTTAGATAGGTCAAAAGGAATTGGTAAAGCAGCCGACCAAATGTACGAAGGCGATACTACAGCAGATGCATTAAAAGCATTTATAGCTGAAGAATTTGGCGAAGAAGTATTTGGGCAACAAGACAGTTTTCGTGAAACAGTCAACGCAGGGCAGGAAAGATTAGACAGCCTTGCAGCACAAGCACAAGCAGTGTCGGGTTCCCCAGGAATACGGGACCAAATAGCCGCAGCACAAGAAACTGGTAGGGTGCGAGATAGTATTGCTTCTAAAATGAAAGCTCTTAACGAGCTGGATAAAAAATAGTTTAGGAGAATAAGCCTCCTAAGCAAGAAATTTAGGAGATTAAAATGGCCGCAATAGGCTCACCCGACCCGATTTCAGTAAGCGAAATCAACAACTTTACGGGTGAATTATTCAAAGTTGGTGCAAGAAGAACACCTTTACTATCAATGGTTGGTGGTTTAAATGGTGGTAAACTTCTTAACTCTCCTGTTTTCCAAACCCAAAAAGTAGATACACCAGCAGTATCCAGCTACACAGCTGTTGCTGAAGGTGGAACACCTGCTTATTTTGGTAGAAGCAGAAGTTCATCTATTGACTGTGTGCAAATATGGAACCAAGGTATTAAACTTACCTATTCCGCATTAGCATCTACAGGATATTTGAACTCACAAGCTATGGAAAGCGGGACTGCCGCATTTGAAGGTTCAAACCCAATTAACGATGAGATGGCTTTTCAATTAGAAGAGTTACTCTCCAAGATAGCAAGAGAAGTTGAATATGAATTTTTCAATGCTACCTTCAATGATGGAACAGATGGAAACCCAAGAGAGATGCGAGGCATCGCTGAATGGGTAGCTTCCGGAAATGGTTCATCAGCATTCGCACACGATACAAACAACGATGGAACAGGTACAGCCCAAGGGCTTGACTTTGATGCAATGGCTGAAACATTAAAATTAATGTATGATGCCGGTGCACCATTACAAAATGTTGTGCTTTTTGCAAGACCAGGTTCAGTCTTAGACTTAAACCAAAACCTTGTTAAAAGTGGTTCTAATCAAATGGCTATCTTACCAAGAGATAGAAATGTAGCTGGTATCAACATTGATACTATCGTTACACCATTCGGAAATATTGGATTAGCAGTGAACGAGTTCGTTCCAGCTGACCAAGCATTCGTATTGGACCTTGCATATCTTGATGTATGCTTCTTAAACATCCCTGGTAAAGGTGGTGTATTCGTAGAAGATACAGACAATGATGATGCAGCAGCAATATCAAAGCGTGTTTATATGGAAATTGGTCTTGAAAAAGGACCTGCCGAATACCACGCAGTTATCAATGGCGTAAGCTAAAGATAAAAATTTACAAGATTTGGGTGGAACTCCACCTCCACCCTTTTCTTGTGTTAAAATATTACATAGGATTTAGGAGAAGATAAATGCCGGTAGCAGGTAAAAGTTTATACAAAACAAAAGCAGTGACAATAGACATAAGCGAAAGCGCAACTGTATCTACAGCAGTAGATACTGGTGGTTTATTGTTAGCAGGAATTATTTTTCCAGCAGCAATGACAGGAACAGCTATTACATTTCAAGTAGCATCTACTAATACAAACGGAACATTCAAAGTCTTAACTGAAACTGATGGAACAGATGTGTCTTATACAGTATCAGCAGACAAACAAGTTCGTGTTGACCCTAGTGGATGGGCTGGAGTAGGTGCAATTAAAATTGTATCCGGTTCCACAGAAGCAGCTGATAGAGTTATTAATTTAGTATTCCATTCAGCATAAGGTAAAAAATGAGTAGTGATATACGAGGCCTAGTAGATAGGACTTTTAGAGAGTACTTAGAACCAATGGATAGTTTAGAAAGCTATACATATCTAACTACTGGTGTAGGTACAACTGAAACAACTATTGCTTATGATGGTAATTTACTAAGTATAGAAGAAGAAGATGCAATAGATGCTGGTGCAATAATAGAAATTGGTACCGAACTTATGTATTCTAAAGGACTTAATGCTGCTGGAAATACTCTTACAGTATCACGAGGTGCTAGAGGAACAACTGCACAATCTCACAGCACAAACGATTTAATTAAATTATCACCAGCATTTGCAAGAATTAATGTTTTCAATGCAGTTAAAGACCAAATAGAAAATCTTTATCCTACTCTCTACGCAATAGAAGAGCAGACAATAGCAGCTGCTACAGGATATGTAGCACTTACAGGTGGTGATGATAATAGAATTGTTGCACCACTTAAAGCAGTATCACAGTACACAAATCTATCTTCCGGTAGTGAAACATCGGTACAGTTTAGAGGTGTAGCAGTAGAACTAATTGATGTACCTACAACAGTCACAGCTAGTGGTAAAGTAGTACAGTTCTCCGGTGTAAATAATGGTGTAAATGTTCATTGCACATTCAAGAAAAAATTCGGTGAGATAACAAATGAAGATACAACATTATCTTCGGTAGGTTTAGAAACAGAATACGAACCTATAATTATGGCCGGAGTAGCCGCACAGATACTAGCAGGTAGAGATATACCTTCTGCTACTGCTGAATATATAACAGAGAGTATGGCCCTAACTACATTCCCAGTTAATTCAGCTACTAGCATTAGAAACAGTTTGTTGCAATATCAACAAGTTCTTATAAATCAAGCTAGAAAAGATTTAAGAGCAAGGTTCCCGGAACCAGTCGCTCTTAACAGTGTGGTGTATCCAAGTGCCTAGGGTTGCAACTACTAATAACATTACAAATCCTCAAAGATATGGATATGATGTGCGTATTGATGAGTTGTTGTTGCGTTCAGCAGCAGGTTCAGATAGAAGATTAACTATACAATCCAGTGATGTTCAAGACAATAAAATTAATGTTGCAAGAAATCCCGAAGATTTTACATCTAATGTTGGAAGGATATACTCTAGGAATAATTTTTCTGCTGGTCAAGGTTTAGATACAGCACATAGAGCAGATGCAAATGCTAATGATGCTAATAGATTTTGGGATAGTAAAGGTATAGATGTCTTTCACGGAGATGATGAAACATCTTATAACATTCATCTACTACACACAACAGCACCGGAAGGAATAAGTTTTTCAAATACAAACAACTACCTTGTTCAAACAACTAATGGTTATTTGTATGTGACAGATGGAACAGATATACATTTATCTACTGATGATGGTGTGACCTGGAGTACAATAGCTTCCGGAACTAATGGTGCAACACATAACTTTACAGGATTAGCCGCAGTAGGAAACACTTTGTATGCTACAACTGCTAATGGAACCGCAGGTTCGCAATTAATTAACTACGATGGTAGCACTTGGTCGGTTCTTACTACAGCACAAGCTGCTGCTGGTGGCCTAAATGGTATATGGTTTGCTAAAGGACAGCTATTTATTAGTGGTGATGATGGAACAGTAGAGAGATTATGGGCAATATCACCATTTGAAAAATCCTGGAGTGCTAGTGATTTACAAACTTCTGCACAAATTGTTTCTTTTGAAGACACACACCACATATCACAAGTAGCTGATGCAGGTGCAGTAGTTCTAGTAGCCGCAACAGATGGAAATATATATTCTATTAAAGAAGTAGAAGGTACTATGACACTCAAAGGCCAAACTACTATACCATTTGAAGAGGTACATTCAATAGCTGCAACAGAAGGCCAGGTATTTTTTGGTACAAAAGAATATACCAGGGATGTTGGAAGATTTTATCGTGCACAATTATCGGTAGCAGATGATTTATATGTGTTAGCAGGTAGGCAATTAATAAAAGAATGGGTTATTACTGGTATAGATACAACACCTAAACATATGTTTGTATCAAGGGATAGTGTTTATTTAGGAATACAAGAAGATACTAATGAAAGTTATTTATGGAGATATTATTTACCAACTGCTGGTTTAGCTAGAGATTTAGAGGCAGGTGCAGGAGGCCATATAACTGGTATAACTATTGCAGGGGATAAATTCTGCATTGTTGTAGCAGGCCAAGATTTATACAGGGAAACCTCGTTGTTTAAACAAGAAGGTTATCTCATTACTTCTGCTGCTGATTTTTTTACAGCTGAACATAAGCAATATGTAGGTGCAGAAATATCTACATTGTCTTTAGCAGACAACACAAGTGTAGAGTTAGAGTACAGTACAGTGTTTGAAGCCTTAGATAATCCAACACACAGTAGTTTTGTAAATGCATTAACACAAATTATAGGTGTTGGTGACACAGAAAAACAAATAGCAGAAGTATCTAGGTACATTATTGGTAAAGTAATACTTAAATCTAGTGACCAGGTATCTACACCTTATGTTAAATCTATGCAGTTTCGTGCATTAGCAAGGCCCGAACTTGTTGTTGCACAGATACCAGTTAATTTAAGCGATAGAGTTGAAAGGCCTAATAGAAAACCTCTTAGAGTTAAAGGACTTGGAGATGTTTTATATACGGCACTAAAACAAAAAGAGGGTGATGCTGTGACACTGGAGTTATACACGCCAAAAGAAACAATAAGAGGTGTAGTAGAACAAGTAAGTTACCCAATTATTGATAATGAAAATATTGGTAGTGATTTTTTATTTGCTATAGTTACAGTACGAGGAACTAGAGTTCCATTGACACAAGACCCTACAAGTGAAGAAGTATTTGGTATTCAAATGCTTGGTAAAGCAATCTTCGGAGGTTAGAATATTATGGTATCATTGTTTAAACAAGGAGATAAATGACCGCACAACAAATTAATTACAGCAACTTTTATGAAAGTACAGTTGCCTCTACTCAAATAGGTAGTAGTGATACAGCTTTTGACATTACTGCGGTAGCTACTTCTAATGGAACTGATGCTATTAATGCACCATACTACATAGTAGTTGACCCGGATACAGCATCTAAAAGAGAAGTAATGTTAGTAACTAATGTTGCTGGTACTACTCTTACAGTTGAACGAGATAAAGAAACTAGACATTCAACAGACCCAGTTCACGCACAAAATACAGTTGTTCGTATGGCTGTTGTTGGAGAAATGTTTGAAGATATGCACGACCAAATAACAGATGGTGCAGTTACAATGAAGAACAAAGTAATACAAGATTTTACAGAAACAGTGTATGGTAGTTCAGCTAGCGTAGCAGGAAACTTAGATATAGATGTTGATAACGGAAACATACACACAGTCACCTTAACTGAAAGCGTGACAGGAATAGATTTTCTTAACCTACCAACAAGTGGTATGTGTGTAGTACAAATATTATTTACACAACCTTCTTCACAGTCTTATACAGTTGCATTAGATGCAATAACAATTAATGGTGCGGGTGCAGTCACAGGTAATACAAGTGGTAATGGTGGAATAACTATTACTGCAAACCCTTCTACTGATACAGTTGATATATTAACTTTTGCTTTTGTTAATGCAGGCACACCTCATATCACTGCATTCCAAGACAGTAGAAATGCGTAATGCCTTTAGGTGCGTATAAACTAGCTATCTATTCAGCCGGAGATACTAACCCTCCAGTGTGGACAACAGCAGCAGGTGCATTAGGAACCTTTAGGCCAGGTAAAACAATAGTTTCTCAAAGTGCAAACATTACAGTTGCCGCAGCTGATGAAGAAGGTAATGGAGAAAACTTTACAGTAACTTCCGGTTCACTACCTACAGGACTATCAATGGTAGATAATGGAAATGGAACTGCTACAATTAGTGGTACACCAGGACAAGTCACCAGTAGTACAACATATAACTTTGATATAACAGTAGAAGATGACAAAGGCAATGGTGACCCAAGGTCATTTAGTATTGTCATTCAACCTAACTACTTCGGTGACAGTAGCGATGGTGCATATACAGGAGGTAATGATTAATGGCTAATTACACTTGGTCAGTAGCTAATGCAAGTGCATATAAAGGTGATATGGTTGTAAAACAGTATTCATCTTTTAACCTAGGTGCCGGTGATACGCTTACACCTGATGCAAGAGCACAAGGAGTTATGTTATTTGTAGATGGTGATGCAACTATAGATGGAACTATACAAGTTAAAGGTGCATACTTAGGAACTCCAGCAGACTTATCTTGGAATATGGCCTGGATTAAATCCGGTGAAACAGGAACTTTTACTAACTCATCTACTGAATGGGGCAATGGTTCAAGTGCATCTAATGGTGTTCAAAGCACGCTAGATACAATATTGACTAAGATGCCTACAACTTCTAGTAATTCATTAACAGTTTTTACTGGACAAAATGGTATAGGTAATGCAACAGGTGGTGTAGGTTATGGTGGTGCAGCACCTAACAATGGTCAAGATAACAAAAACCAAGGTTCTCCATTCGCAGGTGGTGCTGGTGGTAATGGTGATATTACTTCTAGTGATACAGAAGTTAGATATGGTGGTAGAGGTGGTAATGGCCAAGGTGGTGCCTATGCAATGGGCAATGGTGCAGGAAACCCTGGAGGTAGTGGTGCTAATAATGCAGCTGGAGATTACTCCGGTGGTCTATTTGTTCTTTGTGCAAGCGGAGATATATTAGGTTCCGGAACAATAAATTGTAGTGGTAGTAATGGAGGATACGCTGCCTTTACATCTACAGAAGTTTTATACGCTTATGGTGGTGGAGGTGCAGGTGGAGGTAGAATTATTCTTATTGCTGGTGGTAGCATATCAGGCTCTATAACTTGTAATGTTAATGGTGGTAGTGGTGGTGGTGCTACGGGTTCAAAGTATTTATCACTAAGTGGTAGCAGTGGTAATAACGGAACTGTCACAAAAGTAGAAAGTGTTGGAGTTTAATGGAAGAAATAGAAATTGTATGTGTCATTGATGATGATGGTGTAAGAAGATGTTTTTCTATTGCAATAGATAGAAACCAAATGCCGGTATGTCACAGCACAACTACTAAACCAGCCAATGATAATGAATGGTATAACGAGTTGTTTAAACAGACAGATGCAAACCAACAAAATCCGCCTCCAACAATAAAGGACTGGTCATAGGTGTTTGAAACATTAATAACTGCATTTGAAGGTATAGAAGATTACCAGCCAATTCACCACGCAGATTTTCTCGCACATCACAGTGATATATCAGATAGTTATATGGAAACATTATTTGAAAACCAGTTAGAACATTGCAGTAGATTTATTAATCAAACAGTTAGCGAAGCTGGTGTATGTAAAAATGATATAATAGAGTTGAATAATTTAGGATTACTATGAGCATATTACTTAATTTAAAAGAAGGTACATTATTAGATATTGACCAACCTAACTTTAAACCATCATTCCCAGGAACACCTCCAAGTTTAGATATTGAATATTTAATTGTTGGCGGAGGTGCTAGTGCAGGTTCTGGAGGAACAGGTGGTGGCGGTGGTGGAGGTGCAGGTGGTATGATTACAGGCACAGCAACTATTGAAGCAACAGGAACTTACGCAGTCACAGTAGGTGCTGGTGGTTCGGGAACAGGTGGTAGTCGTGGTAATGAACAGTATGGTAATTATGGTGGTGATAGTTCTATTGCTACATTAGTAGCTACTACAGTTAAAGGTGGAGGTCGTGGTGGTAGGGCTAATGGTGGTCCCGGAGGTAATGGTGGTTCCGGTGGTGGTGGAGGTTGGTCTAACTCTGCTGGTGGTTCAGCTACAACAGGTCAGGGTAATAATGGTGGAGAAGCTGGAGGTGGCTCTTTTGAAGGTGGAGGCGGTGGAGGTAAAGGCAGTGCCGGTGGAAGCAACGGAAACTCCAATGGTGGTTCTTCATCTAACAGTTCTATAACAGGTTCATCAGTTGCATACGCAGGTGGTGGCGGTGGCGGGGGCTATCAAGATTACGGAAGCGGTGGTGGTGCCGGTGCCGGTGGTGGCGGAGGTCACTTTTCAAGTGGAAGTTCTGCTTCTATATCTAACAGAGGTTCCGGTGGTGGTGGAGGTGGAGATGAAGGATATGGCGGTGGTGCTGGTTCTTCCGGTGTCGTAGTTGTAAGATACATAACTGCTGATAATTCTTCATTCACTATAACAGGAGGTTCTACTTCAACTTCAGGTTCATACACAGTTCATAGATTTACAGGTAGCTCTAACTTGGTGGTAGCATAATGGCTCATTTTGCACAATTAGATGAAAACAATATTGTAATAAATGTATGGGTTATAACAAACGAAGATATAGGGGACCCGGAAAATACAGCAGGATTAGACAACGAACAACAAGGCATTGATTTTATTACAAATGAATTAGGACAAGTCGGGTTGTTTAAACAAACATCTTTTAATTCTAATTTTAGAGGTGGTTATGCAGGAATAGACTGGGTTTACAGTGAAGAAGATGATAAATTTTATCCTCCTAAACCTTACGATAACTGGATTTTTAATGAAGAATATTATGTATGGTTGCCTCCAGTAGAGAAACCTACATTAACAGATGAAGAAATAGCTGCTAATAAAATGTATTACTGGAACCAAGAAGATAATACTTGGAACTTAGGAGATAGCTACAGAACATAGTATTGTTAAGGTATGCTTAAAGTATATCCTAAGAAAAAAGAATACATTCCTTTATTAGAACATATATCAACTAAACCAATTATTCCCGATTGGTATAAAAATCAAAAGATGTCAAGTGATAAAGACACTTGGAATAAATTTATAAATAAAAAACCAGCGAAAAATTGCCCAGCTCTTCAACATAATATTACTTCCAGTTATTATGTGACTGCTTGGAGTGATGTATATGTAGAGATATTTGATGATGGTAGTAGCACTTGGGATTGCCCAGTTAGGTTTGCGTGGGAAGAACCTATAGAAGATTGGATAAGACATCAAAGCCCTAATCAATTAGAAGGTATGGATATTAAACAGATACCTGGTGTAGGCATACTTAAACTTGTTATGCCTATGTATTTTAAAACACCTAAAGGGTATGGATTATTGGTAGAAGGAATACATCCAACTGCTAAATTTGTACAAGGAATATCGCCAACAGATAAATGGTTTAAAATTCCATTACCATTTAGTTTTGAAGGAAATAAATTAGTTATTAAAACAGGAGAACCTTTAGTAAAATTAACAATAGTTAAATTAAAACCTAAGATACAAAAAATAAATACTATACCTAAATATTTTAATGTATTAGAAATTAAAAAAAATCAAGTATATCACTGGAACAGATATAAAAATATGTAGGCATATGATATAATCCTATTTATGGATTATGTAATTGGTTTTATTGTTGGATTTTTTTTAAAAGATTTTAGTAGGTATCTTAAAAAATTAGCTGATAGTCACTACGATTGGGATACTGAATTTGAAGAATGGTCTGCTGATGACCTCCCATAACGGCAATGGATTTACACAGAAAGAAATGCTTACTCTAATATTGGAAGGGCAACAAGATATAAACAAACGCATAGATGAGTTACACGAAAAGGTTAATCAAAAGATTTCAAGACAAGAATTAAGTGGATGGCTTGTAGCTATTTCCGCATTGGTGGTATTAATAAATAACTTAATGTAATGGAAGATGACTTCGTACTTCCGGACAATATGTTTACAGACAACCCTGTATTTGAAGACACTTCAAAAGAATTTGATGATGATTGTGGGGATGCGTGTAAAATATGAAAAAGTTTTTTAGTTTACTTGCAGCTTTCTTATTAGTTACTACACCTGCTTATGCTTACCACACAGAAACACAAACACCTTATGGTATAAACATATCTGTTGATAATGAAACAGGAGAGATAGAACTTACCTTTCAAGAGAGTGATGCGTTAGAAGTTAATCCACCTGAATACTATAGGTTATTTTTTGGTGATGATGACCAAGCAGCAGACTTCTCTATAGATACTAGCTTTGGTTTTAATGAAGCATTGTCTTGGAGAACTTATTACTTTACTCCTGAATATATATACGAAAAGTTTGAAACAACTACGCTTACATTTTATGCAAAGATACAAGCAAGGAACGATACAGGTAGTACAGTTAGTGACTATACAGCAGTTGTTAGTGTAGAATATGATTATGATTATGTACCTGATACAACGACATCTAGTTCGACAACAAGCTCTACCACCACAACAACGACAACGCTACCTAAGGCGGAAGATGTGGTTGAAGATGGTAACACAACCTATCTTGCGTGGGATGAATATGGTTGCGAACATCCGAACAACCCTTTATCGTTTAAAGAATACCTGGAAGCAGTAGAGAGTGGAGTATGGTTCGGTTATCAAGATGGTGATTGCAGTGATGTACCTGATATCATTACTATTATTATCGAAGAAGAGGAGATAGAAGATGAGTTGGACCAAGAGATACTTGGAGATGACACCCTCGGAGAAGAAGAAATTTTTATTGAAGAGGAAGAACTTACACAAGAAGAAATAGATATCATTGAAGCAGAAATTAAAGCTGAAGAAGAGCGTTTAATTGCTGAACAGATAGATGCTGAAGAAGAATTACTTATACTAGAAGAACTAGAAGATAGTGTAATTATTCTTGAAGATTTATCTGAAGAAGAGATACAAGAGTTCGTAGATGTTATACAGGAAATAGAAGATACAATAGAAATTATTGAAATCGTTGAAGAGATAATAGAACTAGATATACCCGAAGATATTATACTTGTTATAGAAGAAAAGGTTTTAGAAGATGATGATGTTGTTGTGGTGGAAGATGAAGAAGTTATCCAGGAAGTTTTGGATGAGCCAATACAGGAAGATGTTGAGGAGAAACTTGCAGAAGAACTTTCTGAAGAAGAGGTCATTGAAGAACTTGTTGAAGTTGAAGAGGTCATTGAAGAACTTATAACAGTAGAGATAGTAGAAGTATCTGAAGAGGAACTAGAAGAGTTCACAGAAGAGGAGTTAGTTGAGTATGAAGAAGCAAAAAAAGAAGCTATACAAGAGTTTGTACAAGAGCTTACCAACGAAGAAGTCGTAGAAGTACTTGAAGAAGTACAAGATGTTGGTGTACAAAACTTAGAACAAGTATCAGAGGAAGTACAAGAGGTTGTACAAGCAGTAGTGGAAGAGGCTATTGATAATGTTGAAGAACTTACAGAGGAACAAGTTGAGGTTGTTGCTGAAGTATTACAAGTTGAAACTGAGGATGTTGCTATTGTTGCAGAAGCAATTAAATCAGATGAAGTCGTAGCTGAAGCAGTAGAAGAATATGTAGAGAGAGCTGTAGAGAACGCAGATGTAGAAGACTATACACTTGCTGATGTTGTCACAGAAAAAACTTATGAGGCATTCCTTGAAAATCCAATAGAAGTATTTGTAGATGTTGATATACAAGATATAAACCTATCAACCATTGGTAATGATATGACACAAGACCAAAGAGAAAAAGCACAAGAAGTTGTCGTGCCTGTAATTTTGACTAGAATAGTAAGTATCGCAGCATTTGTGATGAGGAAAAGTTTATGATAAAAAAAATATGGAATTGGTTTATAACAATAATTAAGGAAACATTAAACCTTAGTTGGACCCTCGTTGGGCTAATAATTGCAACACTCACTTTGACCGGGAGTGCCCAGCAAGTAACAGGTTTAGCTACTGTAATTACATTAGCTGTATGGTTATTGACCATTGGATTTAGAAGTGACAAGCCTAAAAACAAATCAACGAAAGCGAGTAGGTAATGGACTGTTGTGGCGGTGGATGTTGTGGCGGCAAATAACTGCTACACATTTATTAATGAGAATGGTACACACATAAGTATATGTGATTGTAAGAATGGAGGAATAGGTGAAACTCACAGTTGTTAGAACCCAAATGGGAACTGATGCGACCAATGGAATTTTATTAATTGATAATGTATTTGAAGCATATACATTAGAAGACCAATACCAAGCAGTAAAAGTAATGCACGAAACCTGCATACCTGAAGGTACATACGACATAAAGTTTAGAACTGTTGGTGGTTTTCATACTAAGTATGCAGAGAGATATGGTAATGCACACTATGGTATGTTACATTTACAAGATGTACCTAACTTTACTTATATACTTATACACGCTGGGAACACCGATGAACATACTTCGGGTTGTCTTATTGTCGGAGAAACTCAACAAGATTTAGACCTTAGTGAGGATGGTTTCATCGGACATTCAGGCAAAGCGTATTCAAAAATGTATAACAAGGTGGCTAAAGAACTACTACTTGGTGGGGAAGTAACTATAGAATACACAACAATAACTAAATTATTACAAAAGCCTTTATCTAATTCTTCTACTGATGATGTAGTACTAGCTAGAACAGTTATGGATAAATTGCAAGAACTCCAGGAAGATATTTCTGAAGTGAATGGTAATGTTATAACAAATCAAGCTATGCTAAGAGGTAGGATAATTAAATAATGTTTGATAAATCTAAAAGAAAAAGAAACTCTGATGGGACATTCAAGAAGGATGTGGCGTGGACCCCTTGGAACGAAGCCTGGAGTTATAAAATGAGTGAAGAACTTAAAGATATGATTGAGCGTACAGCTTGGACCTTCATTGAAGCGTTCATTGGTGCGTTAACAGTTGCACCTTTAGTAGGTGTAGAAGCTGAAACATTACAACTAGCTGCTTTAGCTGGTGGTGGTGCTGCACTTGCAGTCATTAAGACATACGCAAAAAAACAAATCACTAAATAACCTAAGTTAAATACCGGGGTAATTCAATATCTGTTATATACTTGTTTAAACAAGCAATAAAAACGGAGGTGGACATTGCCTAAAAAGAAACAAGAGAAGGGGATACCGGTAGAGAATAGTAATAATTTCTACAAAGCCGGATGGAAACCTAACGCAGAATTTAACCACGAAACAAACAGAGGTGAAATAACAGAGGTCACCACTGATAAGAACTACCACAATAACTACGACAACATACTAAAGAAGTGGGGATTTAATCCTAAAGAGTATGAGATAGATGGTATTTTAAAGGTATCTTCCTGGAATGCACAGCTTAAAGGTGGTAGGGTTGAAACATTTTATGCATTCAAAGGTACAATTCGTAGAAAAAATTTATCAAGAGATAAGTATTACAAGGAGTTGTTTAAACAGGCAGTCAAGAAGCCACCACTACCAAAGCATAATATCTTTAAGGGTGACACTGCATTCTGTTTTTTTCTTGCCGACTTTCAGTTGGGTAAAGATGACTATGGTGTAGAGAATACAGTCAAAAGATTTGATGTTGCTTTACAAGATGGGTTGCAACTATTAAAGAACTACCGAAAAATGGGTATGAAGATAGATG